CGTACATCGCGGCGATGGTCCGAGAGTCCAGGCACCCGGGCAACGAGAGCGCCCACCGGATGAGCTCGACGTGCCGGCGGAAGGCGAACGAATCGGACAGGGACAGGGCGTCCATGAATCCCTTCAGCATCACGCCGACGTGATCGCGGGAGATGAACGCGTCGACCTCTGTGCGCTTGGCCTCGGCGTCACGCGTCGCCCACGACGGATGGTTCGGGTCGATGTTGAACACGTGCCGAGACTGCACCATCTCGCGATAAGGCAGCACGCCGTTCTCGCGCATCTTGTCCTGGACCTTCTTGGGCTGGGCGAAGAACCACGCGTCGAACGACTTGGCCTCCTTGGTCGGAGCCGTCAGGTCGTTGATGCTGGCCTTCGTCACGCCATGTATCACAAAGGTTCTTACCCGGCGGGCAAGTGGCAAAGGTCATCCGGCTTCCTGCGATCGTTCGTTGACGTAGTCCATGGTCGCCGGGTCGAAGCGGACGAAACCATAGCGGATGAGTCTGGCGAGCATCGACGCGGGCTTGGTCAGTCCTTCCCTTCCTTCGTCCTGTATCGTCTTGGCGATGCCGTCGATGAGCTGCGCCTTGGTCAGTCTTCTAGCCCTGGCGTAAAGCCAGTTGGACCACCAGACGCGATGCTTGGCGCCGAGGTCTGCCATGGCCTTTCCTCCGGCCTTGGAGCGACGGAGCATCCCATCGGGGTCGGTTTCCCATCGGCGCTTCATGGCGACCTTCTGGGCGATGAGGAATCGGAGTCTGGCTGGGGTGCGTTTGCGGATCATGGGTGCGTGGCAGAAATTGCATCTTGTCTCTCACGGCAGGCAGTAGGCCGCCGTCAAGGCGAGCCGTATCTGTCCTGCTGTATGTATTTGTTACCCCCTAAAGGGGTAACATACATACTATGCTTTCTCTTAAGGTTTCTCTTAGGGTTTGTGAAAGGGGGGTGTAAAGGGTGCTTAGGGGGCGGGATGGCTGTCCTACCCCTCGCCGTCAGTTTGAACGCCTTGGCGACCCCTTGACGGGGCTGGAATCGCTATGCCTTGGGGCGACCTCGGTGGCGGTCTGGGAGGGGGGCTGGCTGTATTCCCAGCGGATGACCCCCTTCTCGGCGGCGTGGCGAATGTAAATCTCCCCCTTGAACTGCCCTTCGTGGTCCTTGAGGCCGGCACGTCCGCGGCGCTTGGTCAGGCCGAACTTGTAGATCGGCTCCTCCCCCTGGCATCGGAACAGGACGGCGACCTCGCGGAAGTAGTTCGTGAACTCGGAGGAGCCGAGGCCTGCGTAGGCTAGGTCGGCGACGGTGTGGCCTTCCTTGTCGGAGGCGGCCTTGGGCTTCCCGGTGTGGTGCATGGCGACGAGGACGGCGCCTGTCTCGAGGAGGATAGGGGCGAGGTCGTGGCGCAGGAACTTGGAGGCCTGCTCCTGATCGGAGACGTCGATGCCGGCGAAGGAGAGGAGCGGGTCGACGAAGACGATGTCGGCCCGGTGTTCGCGGACTAGGTCGGCGAGGGCGGCGGTGAAGGTCGTCCCTGTGCTGACGGTGTCGCGGAAGATGGCGAGGCCGTCCTTCAGCTGCGCACGCTCCTGGCTGTCGAGGTAGGCCCCAGCGACGACATCCTGCAAGGCCTCGGATACGTCGCCCGCGTCGTTCTCGGCTTGGAGGATGATGGAGCGAAGGGGTCGGGCTGGCTTGATGCCGAAGAAGTCGCGGCCTAGGCACCAATGGACGGCGGCCTGCATCATCAGGGACGACTTGCCCGTGCCGGACTGCCCGACGATGAGGAGCGAGCCGCCCTTGCAAAGCCAGCGGTTGCCGAGGACGCTGTTGGGGTCGTCCTTGCGGTCGAAGGCCATGAGGTCGTCGAAGGCCATGCGCTTCGGGCCGTGCTTTACCTTGGAGGCCTTGCGCTTGTCGGCTAGGCGGGCATAATGCTCGAGGAGGGCGTCGGGGTCGGTGGCGTTCGACGCGGCGGAGGAAGCGGCCCGCAGGATCGCGGCGTCGGCGATGAGCTCGACGTGCTCGGGGCGGTAGGTGGCGGCGCCTGCGTCGCTGACCAGGAGCGAGACGGTGGCGGCGTCGACAGGCGAACGCATCTCGCGGAGGCGTTGCGAGACGGTGAGTTCGTCCCCGGGCGTGCCGTCGACCTCGAGGGCGAGGATGGCGGCGGCGATGTCCTGATGGACGGGCTCGAAGAAGTCGGAGGCCTTGAGATCGGCGGGGAATGGCAGGGCGTCACGGAGAAGGACGCCGAGGAGGTGGCGTTCCGCTGCCGTGTTGTTGGGCGGAGTCATGGAAGGAAGAAGATGGTGGATGGGGCGTGGGTCGCCCGGGGTCAAGGTGCTTTAGGCATCAGGCGGTCGAGGTCGGCCTTGCGGTAGTACGCGTTGAGGTGCAGGCCGGAGATGCCGCGGGCGGTCTTGAAATAGCGGGGCTTGACGTTGGCCCGGGCGATGCGGGCGCGCAGGGCGACGTGCGAGATGCGGGCGTCGGCGGAGTAGTCGACGACACGGACCCAGCCCTTCGGCACCTTGTCCTCGCGGGCCTTGAAGTTGTTGACGCTGGCTTCGGAGATGGTGCGGTAGGGACTGACGGGGCGGTAGATGTACCCGTAGTGGCATTGCCCGGTCTTGGCTTTCGTCTGGTGCGGCTTGCGCTCGAGGAGGCCTCGCTTGTGCAGCTCGAAGGCGCGGCTCGAGGCGTTGCGCGTGTGGGCGAGCTGGAGTTCCACGCGGATCTGCTCGATGGAGTACCAGCCCTTCGGGACGGAGTAGTCCTTCCTGCCGTTGAGGGCGGCGACCAGGGACAGGGCGTCGAAGGCGGTCATCGGCTGCGGGGCGTGTAGACCTTGAGGTCCGAGGTCCAGATCCATCGCTGGCCGACGCGGTGGACGAGGAAGACCTTCCAGTCGTTGCCGTCGACCCAGCCGGCGGCGAAGCCGGAGCCCCAGCGGGATGTGGCGAGGCGGTGCGATGCGTAGGCCATGGCGTCCTTCTGGCAGAGGCACCCGGCGGAGAAAGCGGCGCCGCCTTCGGCCTTGGTCAGGTTGACCTGCGAAAGCGTGTGCGTGTGACCGTGGATGAGGGCTCCTCCGCGGTCGGCGTAGTGCTTGCCCTGCTCTGCGGTGGCGTTGAGGCCGTGGGCGTAGCCGTGGATGAAGGCCACAGGGCCTAGGCGATAGACGCCCTTCTCGGCGTGGTAGGGCAGGATGGTCTTGGCGCCGGCCTTGCGGGCCGAGGAGCGGATTCGGGCCTCGAGGTCGGCGCAGTAGTCGCGGACGAGGGCGGAGCCGGAGGTATGCTGGAGGGCTTGGGCACGGTGCTCGTGGTTGCCGAGAAGGTAGACAGTGGGCTTGGTCTTCGCGAGGAAGTCCTCACCGGCCTCGATGTCGGCGATCAGGGACTCGGCTCCTTCGGCGTCGTTCGAGGCGCCGCGGCGGAGGGAGCGGAAGTCGAAGCAGTCCCCGAGGTGGACGCGGACGGTCGGGCGGTAGTCCTTGATGAACTCGAGCAGCGCGTCCTGGGCGTCGAGGTCGGCCATGTCGCCGTGGTTGTCCCCGAAGGCCACGAAGCGGGTCGGGGTGCTCATCGGGCGTTGAGGTATGGGACGGGCTTGCCGGCGTCGAAGGCCGCGAGCATCTCGTCACGGCGTTTGCGGGCGGCGGTCAGGTCGCCTCCGATGTTCTCGACGATGTCGGCGCCGCGACGGCGCAGGCGGAACCAGTAGCAGTCGCCGAGCTTCTGGAGGTGGTGGTTCGGGTTGTCCTTCACGTTGCGCTCGCTTTTGCGGTGTCCGTGGGAGACGGTGAACTTCGGGCAGGACGCGAGGAAGGCGAGGCGTGCCGGGTCGATGCCGATGCGACGGCCCCAGGCGATGGTCTCGGGCGTCAGAGTCTCCATGACTTGGCGAGATGGCGTCCTTCCGCCATGATCTGGTTGCGGGAGTTCGGCTTGAAGATGTACTCCTGGTCGAACAGGTGCGAGGCGCGTATCTCGGCGATGGAGTCGAACTCCTCATGGTTTGCGGCATGGACTCCCGCGGTGGCGACGTAGACGGTGCGGACCTTCCAGCCCTTCTCCCAGAGCACGTCCTGGCAGACCCGCAGCTCGTTGATGTACCGCCAGTCGGAGCAGACCACGGTCTCTGGGCTCGGCTGATCTGCGTGCTTCATGACCGGGCACCAGTTGGCGAAGTGGCGGGCGAAGACGTCTGGGTCGAGACGGCGGGCGAATGTGCCGGCGTTGACGAGGAAGTCGCGGTTGGCGACC